TAATATAATGTAAAAAGTCATGTCTTATTCAAAAGAGTATATTAAGAATCTTGAACTTTGGTCAATAGAATATATTGAAGAATGTTCGTCGCATAAAAAAGAAACGCTTTCAAACAAAGGTGAAATCATTCTTGTTATGGATCGGCATATTCCGACGATTGATTATTTTTTAAGAATCTGGATTCCAATAATTAGAAAGGAAAAAGGAATTGATCCATCGACTTGGTATAATTGGTTGAAAGGTGAAGACAAACTAAAATTCGAGACTATAAAAAAGATAGACGAACTTTTCAAATCGCTTGCGTCCGACATCGTGGCCAATGAAGGCAAGGGAATCTTTTACGCAAAGAACCGTCTTGGCATGCACGACCGCCAACAAGTTGAAACGCGCACCGTTGACAAGTTCGACTTTGAATGACGTTGATAAAAGGCTATAAGCCGCACGACAATCAACGCGCCATTCATCAAGCGATTAATTCCGGAACGGAAAAGTATTTCGCTTTGAACATCGGACGCCAGTTCGGAAAGACTTTGCTTGGAATCAACCAACTTCTTTATTGGTCAATCAACGATCCTGGTTGTACGATTGCATGGATTACGCCGGTTTATAAGCAAGGGAAAAAAGTATTCGCCGAATTGGAAAAGGCCGTCGCAAAGTCCGGACTATTCGAGTTTAACAAATCAGATCTTCGCGTCACTGGATTCGGTTCGTCGATTGAATTCTTTTCAGGTGAACGGCCGGACAACATTCGCGGAAATACTTTCGATTACATGGTCATCGATGAAATGGCGTTCACTCGTCCGGAACTATGGGACGAAGTCTTATCGGCAACGGTTATGGTAAAAGGAAAGAAGATAATCTTTATTTCAACGCCGAAGGGAAAGAATCATTTTCACCGATTGTGTATGCAACCGAATTACGATGAAAGGTATCGTTACATCCATTACACAAGCTATGACAATCCAATGATTGATTCAAGGGAACTTGATGAAAGGAAACGTTCATTGCCGGAACACATCTTTCGCCAGGAATACTTAGCCGAATTCTTGGACAATGCGTCCGGCTTATTCAAGGATGTCAAGCTATGCGTCGGAACTGGCAACAAGACCAATAAGAATTATGCCGGCCTTGACATTGGACGCGCGGACGATTACACGGTTCTAACTATCTTGAACGATCAAGGACAAATGATTCACGTTCAACGCTGGCGTCACGACGATTGGTCAAGGATCATTGACAAGGTTGCCGAAGTGATTCGCCAATATCAAGCGGTAACGTTGATTGAAGTTAACAATCAAGGCGATGTGTTCTTCGAAATGTTGCAAGGCAAATGTCGGAACTTAGTGCATCCATTCACGACAACAAGCAAATCGAAGCCGGTGATCATTGAAGACCTTGCGATGTCATTCGAACAAAGATCCATTTCAATAATTAATGAAACATGGTTGATTGATGAATTGGAAAGTTTTACGTACATTTACAACGTGAATACCAGGAACGTCCAATATTCAGCACCGAGCGGAATGCACGACGACGGTGTGATTTCATTGGCGCTTGCCGTTCATTGCTTGAAGAATTACAAACGAAAAGGAATATACCATGTCATCAGAGCATAACTACAAACGAATGGTTGTGCAACAATACATCAAGGATAAGACCGGAAGGAATGTCTTGATTGTTTTTAACAAACCGAACGAAATGGAACGACATCTTTTCTTATTAGATTACGCTTATCGAATCGCAAAAGAATACTATGATAAAATTAAAGCTACCAACAAGAATTGAAGATTGCCGGCCGGATCAGTTGACGAAATGGATCATGTTGACGGATGCAATGAAAGAACGCCAGGACGATGAATGGATTGGAATGATTGAATTTCAATGTCAGATGTTATCAATCTTTTCCGGCTTATCAACCAACAAGATAAAGAAGGGAAACATCCAAGATGTTCAAGAAGCTTCAAACGCTTTGTTCACGATGTTGTCGGAATACAAATCAAGCGATCCAGTTGGAACGGTTGAAATCGAAGGCAAGCAATATCATTTCAATAAAGATTTTAATTTAATCACGACCGGTCAAATCATTGACTTGAAGTTGATTGAAGACATTGCATCCGATCCATGCAAGGCGGTTGCGATATGCTACATTGAAGACGGCCTTGATTATTGCGAAGAAGATTCGAAAGGTCGCATTGTCAATCCGACGGATGTCCGGTACAACTTATTCAAGGAACATTTTCCCGGCGATGAGTTCTTAAATTTCTTCGGTTTTTTTTTGCGCGAATACGAAAGTCGGAATCTCGCTATCTTGGCGATTCAACAATTGAAGATGATGAAGATGAATCTTCAGATGACTCAAGAATTAAAGATTCAGAATGGTTCACTTGGACAAGCATCCTTCATCGATTATCAAAAGAGATGGGACGAAGTGTGGAGTCAATTACAAAGCAACCTTATGTGAAGACATTGTTTTGGATTAATTACTTTAAGCTTGTCGACGAACAAAATCGCATATTAAAGTAATGGCTAATGATTTTGATTTCTTGGAACAATTTGGAATTTCAACAAGTGACGTTGAACAACCGGCCAATGTTTATCAAAAGTTTTTGCTTGATGTCGGGAACAAGGTCACAAAAGATTTATCCGATTTCATAAAACAAAAAGCAAACAATACCGGCGGACTTGCAGCATCGGTCGTTTACTTTCCGACGGGCGCGCTTTCGTTTGAAATTCAAGCGGACGATTATTTCAAGTTTCAGGACAAAGGAGTCAACGCGGTTGGTTCGAACAATCATGGCAGCGAATATAGTTTTCGTTATCCAGGTGTTTCGCACAACATGGCGAAGGCAATCCAAGAATGGAAAGGATTTGAAATCGGTCACGCTTACGCGGTCGCAGCTTCAATCAAGTCGCATGGTATTGCACCGAAGAAAATAATTGAAACGGTCTTGAACGAAAAGGTTCTTGACAAGATAGCGAATGACTTGGCCGAAGTGACCGGCTTGATATTTAGTATTAAATTTGACAAAGCAACACAAAAATAAATGGCAGTAACTATCCAACAAAATCCGCAAGCATTCACAACGGCAAGCAATCCGGTTGTTTTTACTTTTGAATCCGACGAAACGGCACAAGCAAATTTTTCGTACATTGTCGAATTGTATATTGACGGCGCGTTACATTCAACACACCAGGTCTTCCCACAATTTGGCGAACTTGCAAAGTTCAACGCAAGCGAAGCGGTTCGTTCAACATTGGCATCGCCATTGATTACCAACGGATCATTGACGACCAATTACAACACGGCCATTTCAACGGTGTACATTATCGTATCGGAAAAATACGGAACACCGCCGGCCATTCAGCTTGACGCGACATCGAACGCTATCTTTGTTTTTAACGGCGCGTTAAGACATCCGGACTGGATTGATTTTAGTTTCAAAGATTACGACGTTTCGACAACCAACAACTTGACGCCAGGTGTTAAGTTCTTGACATCTTGGCCACGAGCAAGGAAAACATTTTGCGGAATGAATGAAAAGATATTTCTTGGATTCATTTCAAGTGACACGTCTTTCAATGTTCGTTTTACATTACGAACGGCCGGTGGCGCTTTAATTGTCACCGATCTTGTTTCATTATCCTTCAATGATTTAACGGTTGTTGATTGCAGTCCGTCAACAATAATGGCGAACACGACAATCACGGCGCTTGATTTTGCATCGGCCGCTTATTACGAAGTGATTGCGCGTGGCGCTGGGACTGGAATATTCAACGGATCTTCAGAAACGTTTCAAATCTATATCGACACGGAATGTCATCGCTACGAAACAAGGCGCTTGCATTGGTTGAACAAGTTCGGAGTTTGGGACGCGTTCACGTTCACGCTTGTTTCGATTGATTCGACGAAAGTAAGTTCAACTGGTTACAATCGCGAATCAGGCGTTTGGGACGGAACGGCGTACACTTATCCATTCTATCAAGGACAAGCGACAACGTATGCGAAGACGGCAAAGGACACATTGATTTTGAATTCAGATTGGATTAATGAAGAAGTTCAAAAATGGTTGGTTCGTGAATTGTACGAATCGCCGAATGTTTACTTGGAACAAGGTGAAAACTTTGAACCGGTGAATGTTGTTAATCAAAATTATGATTTCAAACAACGAAGGATCAACGGCTTAATTCAAGAAGTTGTTCAAATCGAAAGGACATATTTGTATAATTCGCAATTGAATTAAAATGAACGGCGAACTATACATTAATTCACGTTTGGTTGACATCGACCAATCGATTCCGTTTCCGTTGACGTTTAACATTTCCGACATCAAGGACATTTCTTCAAGGAAAGGAAACAAATCAAAAACGATAAAGATTCCCGGAACGTTGACGAATCACCAATTGTTTACATCCGTTTTTCTTTTGACATCAACGGAAAAGATTTCAACGACGACATCCGGAATCGTTAACTTCGATCCATCAATCAAAGCGCCTTGTCAATATTACAACAATGGATTGCTTGAATTCAACGGCATCGCTCAACTAATGGAATGCAATTTGAATGCTGGCGTCTGGAGTTTTGAAATTACATTGGTAAGCGATACGATTGACTACATTGCGCAATTGAAAAAAATCAAGGTCAATGAATTAGACTTTTCCGAGTACGGCCACAACTTGACATTGAACGACCAACAAGAAACATGGAACGGATTCAACCAAATCAACGGCGTTTCAACAAGCATCAAGACCGGCGCTGACTGGGACGGCATCGGTTACTATTATGGGTTGATTGATTACGGTTATTCACGACCAACACCGGACACGTTCGCAGTTGACAACATACCGCTTCAAGTTTTCGTTTATGGTATCTTAAAAAAGATTTTTGAATTTGCCGGAATCACCTGGTCATCTAATTTCTTGGAATCACAAAGATTCAAACGATTGTTGCTTGCTTATTATGGCGGTGCATTGCCGACGATTACGCCAGGCGTTTCGGCAAACGATTCAGCAACGACAACCGAAAACAACAACGCCGGCGGGTTTATTATGAACGGAACGGCCGCAACTTCTGGTCAACCAATTGTTTGGTTTCCGGATGCAACAATGATTGACAATTACGACGGAACAATTGTGACCGATCCGTCAAGTCAAGTCATTGCAACAAGTCCATTAAAGTTCCGCGCGTCTTCGATTGGAATGTTCCAGGTGCAATATAGCGGAACGCATGACGTTGACATTTCAACGGCAATTGGCGCATTCCTTTCATGCG